CGATCCTTGAGTTTGACCCTAAAAAGGGCTTGGAGTACGGGGCGTATCGTTTGGGCCAGCAACAGACTGATGCAAAAAGAAAGTTCAACAGGGTTACTGACGACTTCAACGCTGGTACAAACACTTTGACCGACGCTTTTCAAGCTGCGAACAACGACAAGCTGCGGATAGACAAAGAGTACTATCGCTTGATTGATGACCTTCGTATGATGGGCCTGTCGAACTCAGACATCCGCAGGGTTCTCAAGAAGAACAACATCGGTGGTGTCAAAGGAATTATGCGCGGTAAGTTCGAGCCGTTCAAAGTCACCAAGAAGAATCGCCAAGAGATGCGGGATGCTGGTATCTCGGATCGGTTTGACAACAGTGCTGTGCTAGAAATTCAACGGCAGATGCGGAACCTACCTTTGGATCCTGCGGAAGCTAGAAGCACACCTACCTTTGTGCCAAGCCCTTTCGTGCCAAGCCCTGTTGCTCCTAGTCCTTCTCCTACCTTTGTGCCAAGCCCCGTAATACAAGGCAGCTTACCGCAGCCAACCTTTCCTGTGACCACGGCTCGTGCTCCTGGGCCCGTGAACCCCGCCTTGTTGGGCGGGACTCCAGCGGAACGTGCGGCTAACGCTTTTTTGGTTGACCGTTCCTAGTGTCAATTGCACGGTAGACGAAGTCTCCTCCGGTAACTGCTACATGCAGCCCGTTTCCGCCAAGGAGTTTAATAAGCTCGTCTGATTCTTCCTCAACCTCGGCTAGTATCTCGGGATCCCCGAGGGATGCCGCAAGGTTTATGCAGGTAGCCATGTAGTTCACGACAGCATCGATCTGCATCTGGTGCATCTGCTTAAAGCCAACAGTCTTAAAGTCTTCAATGTGCATCATTCTATTTCTCCCCAATCATCTTTGATATCAACGTCGATTTTGGAGGGTATCGAGAGTTCAATACCTGTCTCCATAATTTCCTGAATCCGAGCGGTCTGCTCTTCACTCTCTATGTTAAAGCATAACTCGTCATGCACCGTCAGCATAGGGGTGTACCCCTCGTTGTAGCAATCAAGCATAGCTTTCTTAGTTTGGTCCGCCGCCGATCCTTGGATCAACTTGTTCAGAGCTTTGTATGTGAACGCACGGCGTATGCCTCTACCACCAGGACCCCCGTACTCCTTCATAGCCTCGTCGTAGGGCAGGGGTTTGCCTGCTCCGAAGGTGACAGGCTCCCAGAGATGAAAGCGGCTCTTACGGCCCATCAGAGTGCGTATCTGACCGTTCTTATCCCCCTGCTTAGAGGCGAGGTCCGCCAGTCCTTTCACGAAAGGTACTTTGGTGTGGTGTCTCTCGATCAAATCCTTGGCGTCACCCTTTGAAATACCCAGCTGATCCGCCAGTTTCGCCACGCCCATGCCGTACATGATACCGAGGTTAACTGTCTTCGCTTGCTTACGGGTGATGTTCGCTAGGTCCGCCACCATCTGGTGCAGGTCAACGTCGCCGTTGTTGAACTCATCTACGATCTGATCGACAACAGGATGCCGGATCGTGGACGGAACCATCGACGCAAAGTGAACCAGTAACCTCGGCTCTTGGCTTGAGTAGTCGAACGATCCCCACTTGGCCCCATCTTCTGGTATGAACAGGCCACGGATCAAACGCTTGATGTCGGGGTCCCGTGCAGGAATCTGTTGGAGGTTAGGGTTGGACGAAGAGAATCTGCCCGTTACCGTACCACCCTGATCCCTACGGGTAGAGTGCAGTTCAGTGTGGATGCGCCCGTTGGTTTCGTGCCGCAGGATGCTGTCGATAAACGTGCTGTCAGCCTTGTCGAACTCCCGCAGCTTAACCAGAACTTGGGCGATCTTGTCTGGGGAGTCGTTAAGAAACGACTTGGTGAACGACGGTGCCCCCTTATCGGTCCTCGGGTACTCCATGCCCAGCTTGTCAAACATCTTCTGGATGGATGCAGACGCCCAGATGTCCACCTCCATGCCAGCCTCTTTCTCCAAGAGACCGCGAAGGTGCTTACTCTGCTCACGAAGAGCCTTCTTGTTGCGCTCTGCTTTCTCCAGGTCAACCCGCACACCCTTGGTCCGCATGTCCAACATGCAAGGGATCAAGCCGATCTCTAGGTTCCACACGTCCCACAGTTCATCCTTGTCGAGGTGAACCTTCAACGCCCGCCACAGTTCAAGCGTGGCAACGGCGTCCATCTCAGCGTACCCGCCAACAAACTTAGGAGGGAGCTTGTACATTTCTGACTTGGGGTTCAGCCCACGTTCAAGAGCCGCAGCCTTGAGCAGCTTCTCATCCTTGCGGATGCCAGCATAGTCACGGGCCAACGAATCAAGGCTAAAGGTCCAACGGTTCTCGTCAACCAATGCGCCTGTCACCATCGTATCGATGATCCGACCCTTGACTTCCACGCCCTCGGCCCGCAGCCAGCCCGCATCGTAGGTGGCGTTGTGCATAATCACGTCCATCTCTGGAACAGACAGCTGCTTCTTTAGCCACTTCATCGTGATCCGCGGATCTAGGTTGTGTCCGTTCTCGTGCCGGATGGGGAAGTAGCCCTTGTACTCTCCCGCAGCGACAGCAATGCCGATGATGTGCCCATCGTTTCGGGCCCACCCTGGGCCAAGAGTTACAAGATTCGGGTCCTTGGTTTCCAGATCGACGGCGACTTCTTTGTATCCAGTGAGATCTGGGTACTCTGTGGGGATGTTCCAATCGACCTCGATGATATCCATCTCGCCTTTGATCTGGTAGTTGAGGTCGCTGTGCTCACCGCCATCCTCTGAGAAAAGATTCTGCTGTGACATTAGGTGTCCTTCTTCAAGAATACATCCAGACGCTTCTGTATTTCCGACTCACGATCCGAGAACTCTGAACCCAAGGCGCTGTAACCACACTTGTCGATCCACGAATCTGCCTTGTCGATATCGTTGAGCAGACGAGCCGTCTTCACCCAGTCCATCATCAACGCAACATGCTGCGGTGTGACGTGCCCATGGGTATTCATAGCGTTCCGGATGATTGTGTTCCAACCCTCGGCGATGCGTTCGAAGTTCTCGTATGCATCCCCGTAGTCCTTGGCCCTTGATCCATTGATCAGTTCCTTGGCGGTGTCTAATACTTCATCACGTTTCATATTCAAAATCCTCGGGAGTAAGCTCGTATAAACCTAAAGCGTCTTGCAGCGCACTTGCACGGCGTCTGGTTCTAAAAAACCCTGCATGTTCTGGGTTATGTTCCATAAATCTACGAGCATACCAAGCACGGTAGTTGTTGTTTAGCTTGAACGTAGACTTGCCATCCACATCTGCTTGGTCCGTCTCCCAGCGGATGCGCTCAAAAATAGCACTGACTGAGTAGTTCTTGAACCCTCGGTTAATAATCTCTGTAGTGAACCGAACAAACAGTTCGTTAACCTCGGGGTGTTTATTAGAGAAGACTGCCGCTGCGGCATCGATCTCGTGTTTTCTAGTTAGTTTCATATTGTGTACCTATACTTGTTGTTGGAGAGTAAGATGTAGAGATTATGTCGGGCCCTAGTCACACCAACATAGAACGCTCGGTGCTCATCATCAGGGAACTTGGTCCTGTCACAGGCTTTCGTTGATGCCGTCCATACCACACAGTTGTCATCCTCCCCTCCCTTCATAGCATGAAACGTAGACACCTTGATACGAGGGGCAGAAAGAAGATCCTCCCCTCGGCGGAATATCGCATCGATGTATTCCTGCTCGGAGGCTGGGACATTGAGAACCTCATACGCACCATACGAAGAATCCCGCAACAGACCGTAGTCTTTGATCAGGGTGCTCATGTTCAACTGCGCATCGCTCGGTAGAGCATCAAGCAACTTGATCGATCCCCTTGTCACAACAGCATCCACGCCTTGCTTCTTGACCCCCGAATACAGCGTCTTGATTTCTTGCAGACCGACAGGTTTGTCTTGGCAAAGTCTGTCCCATGTTATCAGGTTGCTGACCATCTCCTCTGATAGGCTGGACTTGCCGTTGCGAGAATACTTTAGACCTGCAGACCGCAACCAGTTCGCCATCTCTGTGACGTACCCGTTGGTTCGTGCCATCAAAGTAAACGAGCCTTCGTGCAGCGGGATCTCCGACAAGTAGTTAACGTACTCGACCTTGCCCTGCTCATCCCTGGAGTCAAAGACCTTTTCATGACGGCCACTGATCCGCATGGATATCCTTTCGGCAACCTCGTGTACCGCCTTGGGTATCCGATACGACTGACTCAGGACCTCGATGTTGTCCGAACTTTTGTTAAAGAGATTTACATCCACGCCTGTCCAACGGTGGATGGCTTGGTCATCATCCCCTGCAATCCAAACTTTGTCCGAGGACGCAGCGATCTTCTTCGCCATCTCCCACTGCAGGGGCGTGAAGTCTTGAGCCTCATCGATAAACAGGTAGTCCAAGTAGGGTGACTCCCCGTACTCAATGAACTTTTCAATCATATCCACGAAGTCGTACTTATCGGTGGATCGTTTGTACTCCACGAGTTGTTCGGACAACTGCTTGAGCTTGGCAA